CAAGCCCTTGGCCTTTTGCCAACCCTTGACGGCATCAGCGGTCTTGGCACCGAAGTCACCGTCAGGCGTAGCCCCGACAATCGACTGTACCAACTTCACCGCATCGCCCTTGCTCCCCTTCTTCACGGGGGAACCGGGGTACTCGAACTTCAGGCCACCCGAGACGGGGGCTGCGGCAGGCTTGGCGACAGGGGCAGTAGGGGCATTGGGCTTGATACTCCCGTCGGCGATGCCCTTGAAGACGGAATCGTAGTACGAGGCGTCATCGGCGTAGGTGGGGGCAATCTCGAAGTGGAACCAATCTCCGTTAGGGGCAGATCCGATGGTCTGCTTGTCGTACACCTTCCATGCGGAACGATCGCAACGCCAACCGCGTCCGAATGGGGCAGGGAAGTAGTCATGGATTTCCTCGATCAGAAGGACTTCGGCGTACGCCACCCAGAAGTCCACGACCGGCGTAGCGAGTTCGTAGCGACCGACGCCCTTGTCGCCATTCTTGCGCCAACTCAAGTCGCCTGCACGGCCCGTACCGTGAACGGAAGGCTTCGGGGGGCCACTGTTCTTCATGGCACGAACTGACCAAGTGCCGTTATTCCAGACGGCATTCTTGAAGTGGGCCATCGTCAACTGTACGAACTTCTCTGTTCCTGCACGACGGCCCTTGGCGTCGCCATCCCAGCCGGTGTATTTACGGGACATTAGGTGTCTCCTTTTCGTTGTTGGTCTTCTTCTTCAGTCCGTTGCTCGCCAGAACGCCACTCAAGGCACCGGAGAGGAACAAGGTGATCGGGATCAGCACACCGTCGAGGAATGCCTTGTCGTTGGGGCTCTGCCCATTCATTGGCTGCGTCACGAACACGAGCGACCACAGTACGGCGAACACGATCGCCATAAAGGTTACGCACAGCGTTATACCCACCGTCAGGACGAGGCGAGCGTGGATTTCTTCGGGCTCAAATCTCTTACGGGGCATCGGTCGTCTCCGTGATTAGGTATTCGGTACAGGTGCCGCTGGCTTCGCAAAGCGGTGGCTGACATTCGGCAGATTCCCAGTTCGCTGGGTCTTGGCAGGGGTAGCGGAACTCTCCGTCGTATCCGCAGGACGAGACGGCAGACCCACCCAACGCAAGGAGGCTAGTAGCCACCAATCTCAGCATCATGCCTTTTTTGCCGGTGCCGTCTTGGGTGCAGCCTTCGCCGGTGCGGCCTTCTTCGCTGGGGCAGTCCTCTTTACAGTCGCCTTCTTGACGATCGGGGCAGTCGTCGTGGGGGCGAGGGTAACCTGAATCTCCTCAGCCTTCGCTTCGGCCTTCGACGAAACCGCGTCAACCAATCGGAGGACGCTGGCGGTCGAGTCCCCTAAGGGCAGTCCTGCCGCCAACAGGCCCTTGACGACGGAGAGAGCCGCAGGAATGGCACCAATGGCAGCCATCTTCGCCGTACCCAAATCTTCCGTGCCCAAGCCGATACCAGCCGAGGCCCACAGTCCGAGAAACACCTGCACGTAGGTGCTAACCGCACGTTCGGCGACGTCGGCGATCTGCTTCTTGTTCAACATTTGTCCTCCGCAAGTCGGCAAGCAACACCGATCTTAGCGGACACTTATCCGTCTGGGAAGAGTTATCGGGGCGACCGGGGCAAGCGATTAGATGCCAGAAACCGCGCCACCCTCAGGAACTGGACTGGCCTCGGGGCCCGTCTGAGCATTCCGCAAGGCGACACGTAGCAGGGCGATAGTTAGGTTTGCTTGCTTGAGTTGGTCGAGGACGTCATCTAGGACTGCGCCAGCATCAAGGTTCTCGTTCATTTGTTCTCCAATGCCGCAATACGCTGGTCTAAATCCTTTATCCCAGCGGTCAACAAGGCTACCATCCACGACGTATCAATCTGTTGATACATCGGGTGTCCGTTTTCGCCAATCGCATCTTTTGCCCCCGACACAGCCACGGGCACTATGTCCTGCACCTCATGCGCCAAAAACCCGTCGAACACCGTATCCGAAGGGTCGTCGATAAACCTGAATCGCTTCGGCCTCAACTCTCGGATCAACTCGATCCCGTTTTCGATATCAACAACGTCTCGTTTCAATCGATAATCGGAACTGGTGTTGTATGACGTCGCATTGTTGGCATTGGAACGAATGTCGCCCGAATGTGTGGTTCCCGCCAAGAAAACAGCGTGAGCGTTCGGCACAAAACCATTGGGAGATGCACCGCCTGTGCTAATCCACGAGATGCCGACATTGTATCCGCAAGTGGTTCGCAGGTTGCCGTAGGCCGTGTAGCCGAACAGGGTCGCATTCGAGTCGGTAGCACCCGTACCCAACTTCACGTAGTTGTTTTGATTGCCAGAGTTCGTTGCCGAAAAATACTGGGTTGAGACTATCGGCAAACTTATGTCAATGATGCCTGTTGTGCCATTGACGCTCAGGTATGAAGTCGTATTGATTCCCAACTCAACAGTTTGGGAAGTTCCGCTACTGCTTCCGAACTGCACAAAACCCATTCGTGTCGCATCAACGAGACGCCCAAGACGGTAGTAGGCAGTCGTCCAGTCGGAACCTGTTGTTCGGCGAATCAACCGCAGATCGACAGAATCGCCGTTGGTGGTTGTTGCGCTGGTCGTCCAAGGCGTCAGCGTAGTTCCAGAAGTGCTGCTCAACGAACCGAGAGAGAATGTTCCCGTACCTGTGACCGTGGGAGAACTCAATGATGGCGAAGTCAGCGTGATTCCAGCCAGCGTTAGCGCACCGCTGGCCCGTGTCAGGTCTACCGAGGTCGTGCCGATATTGACCGATGGCAACCGGGCGGACGCAATAGTTCCCGCCGAGATGTTGTTCGCATTCAGGCTCGTCAAGTTCGCCCCAGAAACCGCGCCAAACGAACCAGACCAAGTGCCCGAGGTAATAGTTCCCACGGACGTGAGCGACGAGTAGATAACGTTCGAGGCCAGTGTCGTGCCCGTGAGGGCACCTGCCGCTGCCGCACCCCCAACGATCATCGCCTCAAGTTGGGCGAAGGCGTTATTTAGAGACCTCGCCGTAACCGGCGTAGAGAGACCAAACGAAGTCATTACGCAGGCCCAATGTCCTCAATCAGCAAGAAGGCCGGCTGTGTCGCACCCCGTACGGGCGTGTTGGATGCCCCGTACTGGAGCGTGGCGACGATGACGGTGGCTCCTGCGGTAAATGTCGTGATTGCTCGACAAACACCGAACTCAGCAAAGGTTGCGGTGGCATTTACCCTCGTAAGTTGCAGGACGGTTCCCGAAATGTTGGTCACCCTAAGTCGCATACTGGCAGTCGTAGAGGTTGCGAATGGCAGTTCGGGCTCGTAGTAGGTAATGGAATAGTAGCGATTAGCGACTGCGGTGAAGGAACTGCTGGTGATCTGGACTGCCTCAGTCGTTACGGCTGTAGCCGAAGTAGCCGCGTTGTACGCCATGACCCCACGAGGGAACCGATTCTGTTGGGCTGCCGTCAGCACTGCCCCAGTCGTGAAGTCAGTATTAGGATTGATTGCCATAAGGGTTCCTTAGTTGAAGACGAGAACGATTGTTCCCGAGAAGTTAGACGCCCCACGCAGGTAACCGGGTTGGTTGCTGTGGTCGGTAAGGCCAACACCCTTCGCCGTAGCGTTGCCAAATGCGGTCAGCCAGTCGCTGGGCATAGTCACGTTTGCGGAAGAAGTTGAGGCCGTCAGGAACTGCGTAGCCGTAGTGCCGGAGAAGGTTGCCGCACCAGAGGCCGTCGAGAGATTGTGAAGACGTAGCGAGAATGTTCCCGAGTTACCTTGGAAGACGTCACCGGGACCTGCGGTAACGATCGTTATCTGCCCACTGTCTGGTGCGAATCCGAGGCAGGCGTCAGGAATACTGCTCCCGTAGAACCACGCACCGTAGTTCCAAGTCGACGACCTACGCACGATTCCTTCCTGCGACAAGTTGGGCCATGTGCTGCCGTTGTACGAGTCCGCATCCGCAGGGAAGAAGTTGAAGTTGCCGTAAGGCTTGTTGTTGGCGTAGATAGAACTGTTGCCAGTGGTGCTGTTGCCAGCGTTGTCAGTAGCCACGATCTTGTAAGCAACCTGCCACGTTTCGCCACCTTGCTGGTATCTGCGATTGGTGGGGATACTCATCGTTGTTGAGCCTCCGCCGAAGGCCCCAGACAAAATCGTGTACGTCGAGCCCGAGACGATACCGCTCGTAGACCCAATGAAGTCTTGGTAGAGGGTTGCCGAGGCGACACCGGAATCGGCATCCGTAATCGCTCCCCACGAAACGGTAGAGGACGTTCCAGCGGTGGCCTGCACGACAGTGGGGGTAGGCACAGTCGGGCCCGTTTGGTCGTACTGGTACACCTGCGTCCAAGTAGACGCCCCAGTCTTAGCCCAGATTTTCTCCACCTGATCCCACGTCGAAGCCCCCGTCTTGACATGGATTTTCTGGGTGCCATTGATCTCGTCCCATGTGGACGCCCCAGTCTTGATGTGAAAGCCCATGGTCAGTACTGGATGTAAATGTCGCCGATCGAACCCGTACCGCCAGAAGGCGTCGTGGTGCCGAAGTGGATCTTGGATGATGCTGCCGAGGGCAACGCTGTGCCGATGCTGACGATTGAGGTTGCGGCCCCATCGGCCTTGCACTGCGCCGAGGTAATCGTATTAGCGACGATGTTGCTCGCTGCGACGGTCGTAGAGGCAATGTCGGTTCCCGTGATGGTTCCGTTGGTGATCATCGCCGAGGTTACGGTTCCCCACGCCACTCCGCCCGTAGCGGCACTGTCGGCGTAGAGAACCGTGTTATTGGCCCCTACGGAGGTCTTGGTGAGGGTGTCGTCCGAGATACCCGTGAGAATGTCGCCCTTGGCTGCCACGAGGCTAAGGGCATCGGTGCAGAGGTTCAGGTTCGTATTCGTCCCATTGATATCCGAGGCACTAAACGTGTCTCCGTTCACGTAGGAAGTGGGGCGTGGCGAAATGGTCATGGTTACCTCAGTAAGAAAGAAGGTTAGTGTCTAGGATTCCTGCGTTGGTCGAATCGAGAACCAAGGCGTCTCCGCCGATTGGCTCCGCCAAGGCAATCGCCATCGTCCAGTCGCCGGGTGTGATCTGATGCTCAATTCCTTGGATAGTAAGGGTTCTGGTCAGTGACTGCCCTTGGTAGTCCTTGGTAATGGTAATCGGGTCAAGTATCTCCGCATTGACGACGTTGTAGGCGTTGGTGGAACTCAAGGCCATGGGCTTGACGCCGATCGAGTCGATGGTGAGGGTTGGCTCTTTTCTCGAAGACAGCAGGAGATTGACTTGGTCTGTCGCTTCTGCGTCCGTCTCCAGCAACAACTCATTCCGTGCAAGACTTCTCGTGAAGTA